CGATGGGTTGACTTGGTTGGCATTGTTCTCCGTCAAATACCTGGGACCGATGAAGTACAGATTGTTAGGTGGAACCACAGCTACCCTACCATGGGACACAAAAAAAGAAATTTAGAGGTCGTAAGTGAAGGTCGGTGACTTGGTAACAACAACAACATTCTCCCATGAAGGTAGGGATGAGTATATAGACCTTGGAATCGTCGTTGAAAAACGTGGGTCACAAGTGTGGGTGCGGTGGGTTAGTGATAATCTTCTGCAATGGACTCCCAAGCAATATCTGGAGGTGGTCAGTGAAAGTCGGTGATTTGGTAAGAGATAGACGATGTGGAACTCTTTGTGTTGTCAAGGAGATGTACGACCCGGACTTGTGCCCTTATGCTGTCGTTTGGTCATTTTCAGGAAATGAGGAAGTTGAAATAAATGCTTGGCATTTGGAGGTGATAAATGAAAGTCGATGATTGGGTGCGGTTGAAGCACGTTCGACGCTATGGGATCGTGATTGAAGTAGACGGACGAGCAGTGCGCGTGTTATGGCAGGGCATGGCATGTGCAATGACTTGGACGCCGGAATGGGATCTGGTTGGAGGGGTTGAGGACGAACTAGTGAGTTTCAGAGGTAGTAAATGAACATCGGTGATTTAGTGAAAATTGCAAGAGCATCCATCGGTGTTCCGAAAGGCAGCATCGGACTTATTGTGGGCACGAGAATATCAAACCCCGATGCTAAGGGTGCAGCATATTTTATTCACGAGGTTCAAATGTGTGGAATGCCCAAACGTCAAGGTGGCAATCGGCAATACCTCGAAAGGGACTTGGAGCCTGTAAAGTGAAAATGAAAATGAAAACAAGTGAAGTAATATTATTTATTTTATGTCTCGCACTAATGGGGATATCCATATATGGATTGTGTGTGTTCCCCTGTCATGGAGTGGGTTGGTAAAATGAAAATCGGTGACTTGGTAAAACGAAAATGGGACAAGACTAGAGCCACAACAGGGCTTGTCGTCGGGTTCAAGGATTATCGTGGCAGCAACGCTGGTTGGGTTGTAGTGCTGTGGGCCAAGGGGTCAAATAATTATATGTACCACCCAGACAATCTGGAGGTTCTCAATGAAAGTCGGTGATTTGGTAACAGTAGCTCCGGCGCGGCGTAGCACATATGTAATCATTGGACGATTAAGCCACGAGGGTGAACGGTTGTCTCTCTGGCTGCTCCACGATGGGGAAGTGTCCCTTCCGATGACACAGCGGTTTATGGAGATTATCAGTGAAAGCAACTAGTTGGCACTTTTATGTTCTACTCTGCTCGGACGGTTCTTATTATGCTGGCGTGACGACAGATATAGACAGAAGGCTACACGAGCATAACAACACCAAACGCGGTGCGAAATACACCAGAGCCAGAAGACCAGTTGAATTGATCATCTCAGAAAGATGCCAGACTCGTTCACTAGCTCAGAAAGCTGAGATGTATTTCAAGACGCTCACACGCAGGGAGAAAGAGGTTGTCATAAGTGAAAATCGGTGATTTGGTAATCACAAAACGTGACAGACTCGGAGCGCCCAAAGGTTCGATTGGCCTGATAACCAATATGCACCGGGTGAGATATGACAAGGTTCATTCTCTTTGTGAGATTTACTTGTGCGAAGGTGGGAGACAAATAAGAGTTACTGATGAAAATCTGGAGGTTATAAGTGAAAGTCGGTGATTTAATCATCTGGAAAAAGAAGGATGGCTTTTACGGAAAAGCAAAGGGCGATATGGTTTTGGTTGTACAAGATATGCCGCCGCGACCTGATGTCGATGTCAGATACGTAAAGCTCCTCCCCCTGAACCACAAAGTAGAATTTGCGTGTGATAACTTTGCTGTACCTAAAGACTTTTATAAAGTTTCAAGAACAAAAGTAAAAATATGTAAAGCATAGGAGCTATGATGAAAACAGAAAATTTATTGTTATCCAAAATGAAAAAAACATTTGACAAACATGATATAGAAATAGTAAAATTGAATGAGGAAGAGGAGACTATCTCTGTCGATGGAAAAAAAATAGAGCTATGGTGGATGCCACACTCCTCAGAACTAGCAGAAGATTTGGTTGAAGTGTTGATTGAAGATTGCAAAACAGAAATTAAAAAAACTTTGGCAGGTGACAAGTGAAAGAAGGCGATAAAGTAAAGTTTACTCTATGTGACAAAGAGTATACTGGTTCAATTTTAAAAATCCATAGAAAAGAAGGTTGGAAAGGGTATGTCAATGTCATGCTAGAAGACAAAGACAAGATTGAAATACCAGCAACCTACTTGGAGGTTATCAGTGAAAGTCGGTGACTTGGTAAGGCACAATCGCCCCACTACTCGCGATGAGAACAAGGTATTCTTAGTCTTGGAAGTATCTGACCGAGGACTAGAATCTCCAAACTGGTGGGCGCGATTAGAGGGTGATTGGAAGGGGGCCATGGCTGGATGGTCTTCTACTAGAGACTTGGAGTTGGTAAGTGAAAGTCGGTGATTTAGTGCGCTTTGTCAGAGGAAACTTGGCCAAGTTTCCAGGAAACTTGGATAGGGTGTGTGGTGTTGTAATGAAGGACGCACACCCAGACCAAACAGGCATACGCGTGATGTTCCCTGATTGCCCTAGAGTCATCCATCGTGATTTTTTGGAGGTCATCAGTGAAAGTCGGTGACTTGGTAAAAGATAAGCTATGGGGAGAGTTGGGCATAGTAGTATGTGTGCCTCCAAAGCCATCTATGATAGAAGTTTTCTGGTCTGGAGAAAACCCCAGAAGACAAAAGCATCTCTTGGGAGATTTAGAAGTGTTGGACAAAAAGGTTGACACCTAGCGCCAGATGGAGTAGAATTGTCTCAAATGAAGTTACCCCGCTCGTAGCTCAGTTGGATAGAGCAACGGCAATTGAGAACAAGGAGTGAGGCGATATTACAGAGTTGGTTGGAGAATAGAATGAAAACAACTATTTACTGTAGTTATTAGGAGAACTAAAATGAAAATCACAAAAACACAACTTAAGCAGATTGTTAAAGAAGAGTTGGAGACTGTTTTAAACGATCCTCGTACTGACGAACTCAAAGCCGCTTTAGAAGTATCGTATAATACAAACCTCGATCCACAAGAAGCAGCGGCTGATATATTAACAGTGGTTGAGGAGTTCCTGTCTGCCAAGCTCGGTATGCCCATAGAATTGAGATATTAGAACAGAGGCTAAATGAAAGTCGGTGACTTGGTGAAACATAAAGGGCAACCACAGTTAGGCGTGGTCCTAAAGCTGGAAGGCCCACTAAAACAACGGGTGGTCTTTGCATGGCTTCATCGCTTGGAACCTGGCATGACCTGGACACACATCGCAAACCTGGAGGTGGTCAGTGAAAGTCGGTGATTTGATACAGCTATCAGCATATGGTAAAAAACTAGAATACTATAAGACCACTGCAATCTGGCCTGATGGCGTGGGGGTACTAGTCAAAGTTAGTCCCCCCCACTACACTGCACTTTGGAAAGGTGGGAGATTGAAAGAGAGCCACATCCGCAAAGATATTAAGTTGGTAAAAACCAAAAAGGAAAATCAAAAATGAAAACTGGCGACGTCGTAGAGGTGATGGAAAGTAAAAACTTCTTTCGTTCTCGACCAAAAACACAAGGTGTGATAATAGAAGAAGATATGCACAACAATCCTTGGGTAGATAACTGGTTCAAGTGGCACAAAGTAAAAATAGAAAAAGAAATTATTGTCGTGCAAGAAAATAAGTTGAGATTAAAAAAATGATAAACACAGAAATCAAACTTAATGAAGTCGAACAAAACATATGCAAAGCTATAGCCAAATTGCGTTTCAACAACAACAGAAAAAGCAATGTTAAAAATAGCAAAATAGGAAAGCAAAGCAACCGATTTACAGACCTTGAAGGATTCGGGGCAGAGTTTGCATTTTGTAAATTACACAACGTCTTTCCAGACTTTTCCATACAACCAAGATCAGCGCAGGACGATCAAGGCGATGCCCTCTTGCCAACTGGGCAAAGCGTCGATGTTAAAACCACAAAATACCCAACGGGAAAACTATTAGCAGTGCCATGGAAAAAGGATAACGTGGACCTATACGCTTTAATGGTTGGCCAATTTCCCACATATATATTTAAAGGTTTTATGATACAAGATGAGCTTCTAAAAGAAGAAAGAATCGGATCCTTGGGATATGGTGAAACCTACATCGCTCGACAATCCGAGCTTTTAGAATTGGAGTCCATTAATGCAGGTGGGTGACTTAGTAAAATACAGATTAGAGCCGCATTGTATGGGGATTGTTACCAAAATGTGGGATGAAAGCAAGCATAGGGCGCGGGAGACACTATATAGTGTAATATGGTTCTCAAAGACAGAGAGAAAGATCAGCGAACCATATCTAAATAAAAAAGGAGACTTAAATCTTGTTTCAAGTAGGCGACCTAGTAAAATATAATATTAAAAATAAATGGTACGGAGTTAGGACCACAAATCTAAAAAAAGAAGGGCTTGGTGTGATTACAGAAATAGTTAAAGCTGGAAATGGATCCACGATTCATGTACACTGGAATGATGGCGACAAGAATATTTACCTTGAAGAAGAATTAGTGTCTCCAATCACCAGTTAAAAAATTATTCTAAATTCTCAAGATGTTCTAATATGATCTCTAGCACATGCAGCTGGCCCTCATAATATTTATAGTCTAGTTCCTTAGAAGAGCCGGCCATCCTTTCCTCTGCCTCTGCCAACCTCCTTTCAACCACCTTATGTAATTCTTCGATAGACACACTCACCTAGACACCTCCAATTCATTATTTCCATATATAGTGATATAAGAATGTTTCAACCTTGGTCCATGGGCTTTTTGTGATACTTTTTACTGGGGGTGGATCCCCGGGGGCCGCCACCTCTGTTGCCCCACTTAATTAACTTACCATTTCCAGTGGAAATCTTTTTGGTATTATTACCATACCTTTTGCCCCTCTTTGTCTTTGTCATCCCAGTAGCCCTCCAGCAGTAGTAAAAAAGCAAAAAAAAAGCGTCCAGGGAAACGCTGTCAACAAAACTATAATTTCTACAGTATCAAGAGTAATATCGCCAAACGTCATTTTTCAATCCTCGCTCACCTTTCTGGTACTTCTCAGTCTCAAAATCTCTTTTTTCACTTCTTCTAGTAGTCCACAGGTCTCTAGGTCAATACTATATACGTTCCCAACTTTAATTTTAAGCAAAGCTTCTTCGATTCTTTTAATAAGATCTTCTTCTTGACATGCCATACAATAACTAGTTGCTAGCAACAAGTAAAATTATTCATCTTCCAAGTTTAAAGCCATCTTAACAATTTTAATTGAGTTGGGAGTGTGATCCGCATCTTCTAGTTCCTCCACAGATAACCATTCCCACTCGCTGTTCTCTGAAAGGTCTAGTTTAAAATCACCGCTGTGTTTCTTTGCTTGAAAAAACGTCAGACGACCATCCACCTTTAGCTTGACCAGATCATCAATGTCCAAATTGGTTTCCTCTTTGGTTTCCCTTTTAGCTGCATCCTCTTCTGACTCACCTATTTTAAGGTGGCCACCCGGTAAGTCCCAACAGCCGGGTTTCCACTTAGAATCGTCATTCCTTTTCAACACCAACACCTTATTGTCATCATTTAATATAACAACCTTAGTTACTTCATCGGCATCGCCATCGCCACCTTCCATTATTCTGCCCTCCTCACCAGTTGCATAGTAAATAGCTTTGGCGTAGCCGTGCATCCTAATTGGAGGTGGATTTGTTTCTTTTTCGTACTTAGATTGTTGGTGGCCTGGACCCGGCCTTTGTTGTTCCTGAAGATATCTTCGCCAATTTTCAAATAGTAATTTCAACGTAATTCAAACCCCGGGTCTATTATAACTAGCTGCTTCTTTCCGCCCTTAATAACATAGCCGACGTTCCCAGGACGAATATCCCATGATGGAAGATTAAACTTTGCTAAAGAATCCCTTATCATTTTAAACATTGGATCGTTAATCAATTGATTAATAATAATCTCATCTTCTTTTCCCATGATCGGCTCAGTCAATCGCTCCCCATGCTCTGACCATTCTGGGCCTTCCCAACCATACGGATCAGGCTTGTCTAGAAGAGCAAAAATAACAATTTCTCTAGCTTTTTTATATTCATTCGACTGGACATCTTCAATGTTTCGATTAATCAGCATTTCAAACAAGTCGGAAAATTCAGAACCAGACTCTTTAAATATACCCCTTTCCACCAAAGCCAGCCAAGCAGGAAAAAACTCTTCTAATTCAGGCCAAGTGTTAATAACCGCAACTTTTTCGGATATAATCCAAAGATAATCTTTTGCTGCTGCATAAACTTTTGGCACCAAGTCGGATGCTGTTTGATAAGAGGCTTGTGCCTCTTTCTCGTTCATACGCATATTTCTCTCCATTTCATCATGGCTGGAAAAGTGCGTAGTTTTTAATATTAGTTCTGGATGACCTGGCACGTCAAATGTTGCTCTATATGATCCTGCTCCTAAAAAATTAAATCCAGCATCTATGAGACAATTGATTAATGGTAGACGTAAGTCGCCCTTAAAAAACCCGGGTGGGGTCGATGAAAAAAAGCGCTCGCGATCAGGCTTTTCTCCACTCCACAGCTTCATCCCGACAGTATACGGCACGTCTAAAGCTTTCCTTAAATTAATTATACAAGGTATATTATCTGGATTCGGGCCAAAGTATCTTTCTTCTGAAGAGCTAGCTTCTTTTAGGTATCTTCGCCAATTTTCAAATAGAAGTTTCATACGTATAAATAGTATATAATTTCCTTAATTACATGCTGTCTCGTCAAGGATTTCCATGAGGCTATTGTACAGCACAGAAGGATCAACCGCTAGTGGGAACCACTTGCCACCACTAACCACGGTCATTGGTTCCCACGAACTCTTGATAACAAAATTCGGTGGAGTGAAGGAGTACATCCTAAAATCATCTGCTGTCACAAACATGCTGGACAAATCAGCCGTAGTGACCTTGGGAATCAGGAAAGACATGCCAGCTTCATCAGAGAACAAAATGATCACATGATGTGCATTTGGCCTCCAATTGACAACAAATTTGTCGACCTGTGGTTCGGAGAAAATCTGTACTGAGTTCCAAAGGTCATCCCACACAAAGTCAGACACGTTGTATGGAGCAGATGGAGTCAGGTTGTATAACGCAAGATAAATTGCATCAAACAACATCTCAGCACCAGTCTGGCTAGCCTCCACTAAAGGCTTAAGCCCCGCAAAAGCGCTTATGAAGTCCGAGAATGGACTCAAGTTTTTATATAAGTACAAGAACTCATCATAATTAAAGCAATCGTTGTTTAAGTCAAACACCGCACAGTGATCTGCTGACATCGGACCTGTAACAATGCCCCATTGAATGACCTTTTCATCACTATAATAATTTGCAAACATGCCCAAAGCATCCAGCACAGCTTTGATCTCAAGATTCATGGAGCCAGAGGAATCAACAATAAAGAGAATATCTGTATCCTCCATCTCTTTGCCGTCATCGATGATACCGTCACAATCGCCATCAATGCCATCACAACTATCTTTAGCTTTGGGTAACTGCTGATCCTTGCAGAAGCCAGGAATAAAAGTAGCTGGAGTTATTTGATTGCCTTTGCTGTGCCCCCACGATCCCTTATAACAAACAGCTTCTCCTGCATGACATATACCAACGTCCAATGTTTCTTCTGGGCCTGTGTAACACTCTTTATAAAGATATTCATCCACCTTGCTATCACAATCATCATCCCAATTGTTGCAAACCTCTTCTACCGGTTCTCCGACAACCTTCATACAATCCGGATCGTTTAAACCCAAAGCCCAACAGTGGCTAGTACACTCTGTAACCGCAGACTTGATACACTCCTCTTTGCCTGTCCAATTAAGTTTGGTTTCGACACAAACGCAAGTCTTATACCCGGATCCACAGATAAGAGGTTTCTCACTACATGGCAACATTATTCCAAAGAAAGCACACTGGCAGTCCAATCCCTCATCAACTTGCCCGTCACAGTCATTGTCCAAACCATCACAGATTTCTTCTGTCGGTTGCAGCGCAGTACAAGTCCACTCCCCGTTTAAACAAAAAGAAAGGTTCTCTTCACACTCTGTTTCACATATATCAACCAAGTCTTCGTCAATGTCTCCATTGCAATTATTATCGACGCCATCACATATTTCTACAGGCACAAAACCACACTCATCACACGCATTGGTTTGCCCCTCGTCAATTTCGCCATCACAATCATTGTCAATGTAATCACAGATTTCTTCTAAAGGATCTGGAGCATTGCAGACTTCAACGCCAGCAATACAAAGCTGTGGTCCTACACCACACTCGTTTTCACATTCCCATTCTCCTTCGTCAACAATTCCATCACAATCGTCATCAATATTGTTGCAGATCTCATCTTGTGGGCTAGAACCAACACATTGCATCTTGCCGTCTATACAAACCAAGTCACCAATGCCACACTCAGCCTCGCAGAGACCGCCCTCTATATCTTCATCTGTGTCGCCGTCACAGTCATCATCTAAAGAGTTGCACAACTCATCACGAGGTGTCTTGCCCATACAAACAAGCTCTGCATTTGTACAAATTAATTCACCAACACCACAATCATCTTCGCACTCCAAAGGATCAATGTCTTCATCAACCTTTTCGTCGCAATCATTATCTATTCCATCGCATATCTCTGGTATACACGGCACACATGCGTCTGAAACAAACTCACCCTTCTCACACCAAGTATCTTTGAAGCCAGCCGTACCATTCTCATCTTCACACGGCTCTTTGCTGACTGCCTTATCAACAGGATTACATTCAAACTTCTCTTGACATTCACCTATCTCGATGATTTCAGGTGGGTCCACACAAATGTTTTTAATAACTGGCACCTGCCAGATGGCATCCAAAGGTGGGCAAAAGAACCACTCCTCCACTAAACAATCTTCTGGAATTTTATCCACGATATCTTCGCCAACGTCGTTGACAACCACATCTGTTAAATCTACAATGTCAATATAATCTTTTGCATCTGGAAGGCTATAGCCGCCGCCAGGGGCCGTAGTTTCGCTACAGGAGAGAGTGAAGAGGAAGGAAATTAGTAGAATAATATTGTTATTTTTCATATTTTGGCTCACTTGTTGTTATATTATAATTATATACAACTTGAGTGTTTTGTTCAATTAAAATATTGGTAACAATACCAACCAACTGTAACACCTGCGCCGAATGCCAGTGTGTTGAAAAATGCCAGAACTTTATAAAAAGAATTTGGAGCTTTGCCTGTTAAAACTATTTTGCAAACGTGATATAAAGTTTTAAAACTCAGCTTGTCACCTTCAAACTGTACGGCTCTAAACTTTCTCCTCTGCTTCATTCGCATAGTTTTCTTTTTGGCACTCTCTCTCATGCTCCATGTTCCCTAAGCACGTTCATGATTCCTTTATAAATCATTTCTTGCAACGTTGTTTTTGATCGATTCTTCCTGTACCAACTTTGTCCTGCGCGAGCCTTGGTGGCATAAGACGCGCCAGAACGTTTAGTTTCTATGTCAGGCATACCCGTACTTGGATTGACCCACTTGTCAACGTCTGGTGATCCAGAAGCTTCAATACGTGGGAGAATGATATCACCAAACCCGCCCCTATTACCTCTGTGGTATGTTATTAGTGCATAATCCTCTATGTTTGACGGAGTTACATTATAAGGAGCTAGCCCCCTACGCACTCTATCCTCATTGACCCTAGCCATTCTTTTTGCAGCATATTCTTTTTTCTCAGCTAACTTTTTTGCTGCGGCGTATATGCTAGACTCAGGATCAAAGGGTGACTTGCTTAAACGTTCATAATCAGCTTCATACCCAGGGGGTGGTGCTTTTCGTATTGCTTTCTCAAAAGACAACGGATGGCCTGGGGGTCGAACTCTTTTTGGTTTTCCTTTTCTGAGCACATTCGCATTGTACTTGTCGATGGCTTCTGTCGAGAGTATCTGCATCAAGCCAACTGCACCGGCATGACTCACAGCATCTGGATTTCCGCCACTTTCAACACGTGCAAGGCCACGCAAAAAATCTGGGTCTAGACCAAAAGCTTTACCCCACTTATCAAAGTGTTGATCATATTTTTCCAAACGCTTTGCATGTCTTGCGGTACCGCTTTCCCATCTGTCAATTCTTTTATCAACCTCTGGCTTGCTACGATCATAATTTTTAAAGTAATCAGTGCTTGGTTCGGGTGTCTCCGGTAATTCTTCGACCTCTTTTTCGTATGTTGGTGGCGGCTCAATTTCAGGCTCTGGGGTGTCACCGTGTACTGCGCCCAATATCGCTTCTAACTCGGCCTGATCTTCCTGCGGAACAAGTGTACCCGGCACTGTCGCAGGTTCAGGGGTCTCAGGTTGCCATGGGGCATTAATCGACTCTGAATCTAACTGTGTGGAATCATCAATGAATTCGATCCGGTCCCCCGATCCTCCCGGTTGGTATTGCACACGTTCTAACTCACCAATATCAAACTCTCCAACTGGTGGAAGCTCCAACGCTCTTACTTCGACTCCTGGAAGCAAATTTGGCGCTCTAAGATATGCATGACCTGGAGGCACCCACAGTACCTCCTTGCCAGTTTCTGGATCATAAGTTTCTTTTAAATATTTTCTCCAGCCTTTAAAATATTTTTCCATTTTAACTTCCTATTGACATCATCTTGTCGTAAGATGATACTTTTAAACTGCTCAACTTATCTAAATAGTCACTTCTTCTTAATAATTTAAATGCTAGATTCTCTGTAGAATACTGGCCACCATGTTCTAGACCACACCTGCGGAGCTTGCGTATCTTGTCTTTAAGTTTGATTGAGGCTCGATAAGAATCTCGATATTTGCCGTGTTTAAACAATTCAAATACTTCACCTACCCTTCTAGCCACGAACTTCGCCTTTCGTCTAACCTCTCCCCAATCAACATCCAACTCTTCTGGCCTAGGCTTAAGAACCCAGGTATCTTTCATTACAGAATAAACCCCTGTTGATATGTGTGGCTCGTTCCTATCTTGTACATAGATTTCGACTTCATATCCAAAGACACGAATATCGTGTGTACGATTCCACTCTGCCCTTTTGGCATCAATAAGCTCTCTCATAAGCTCTCTGCTACTGTCAGTAGCGTTAAAATCTATAATTATATGTAAATCGATATCTGAATATTCTGACCAATTATAATTGGCCAAGGATCCAGTTAGCGTGACGTCGTATGGGTACAAGTGATTTAGCTCAAGCTTATCCATAAAATCTTGTGCTATTTTCAACAGACGTTTTCGTATGTTGGAGTGAAGGTGTTTATTTTTCATCCAAATTTCTGGATTAAGTTCTCTCTTCATCTTTAACGTAGAAGTGCTGGCCATTTTTGGGTCATTTTCTTCCACAAATTCATCGAACTTTTCAAACAGTTTGCTCATTTTATTCAACCTTATCTAAATGCCGGTTCCTTAGCGCTTTCTAACATTTTTGGTATGAAAGATTTCTTGAGCTTAAGTAACCTACCGAATCTAACCTTTTGTCTAGAATCAGTATAGAGTGCTGTGGGCTTTTTAATCTCTCCATTAATAACCTGATCACTAAAGTCGTAGAACTTTGAGTTTTGAGGCGGATCCGCAAAAGCCACAGAAGATACAAACAAACAGCTTATAAAAAACATTACGAATTTCATGCATGGGGTACTCCGTGTAAACCTATATAAAATAATTAGTTCTCTTCACAACCAAAAGAAAAGGCGCCAAGATAATTTCTTGGCGCCCTCTCCCTTGCTAGAATTAAATTTTAATTAAGCTAGCTAACTTTAATGGTTGCCGCCTCAACCTGCTGAGAATCCGGCTTGCTAACCACCACTTTCAGAATACCGGCATCGTATTTAGCCGTAACATCTTCTTGCGCCACACCCTGCGGAGCCTCCCAGCTATGTTTAAAAGCGCTTTGAGACAGGACGTGCGCGTCCTCTGGCTTATTTTCGTAAGATACAGAGAGAAGGCTATCCTCCAGTGTAACGTTAAAATCTGTCTTCTTTAGACCCGGAGCGACAACAGAAATTTCATACCCAGCTTCTGTTTCACTAACATTCGTTGCAGGGCCTTTCCTGCTAACTCTCGTTCGTGTCCGGGTTGGTGCGTATAGTGCAAAATCCCCCAGAACATCCTCAAAAAGCCGATCCAATCCATTCCGACTTGTGCCAGAACTGTTCCCAAAATAAGGTGTAAGTGTACTCATAGTTAAATCCTCCATGTGTTGTGACAGTCTCCTGCCTCTTTGTTACTAACAATATAACATTTTTTGGAAAATTGTCAAGACTTTTTTTTAACTATTTGTCGTCTTCTTTCTCTTTAGACTTGTCGTCGCCAAAAGTTAATTGTTCACCATCTTGAAAAGTGATTATGGTATTGTTGGAAGGATGAGGGCCGATGTGGACCTTGATAAAATCGCCCATAGACTCAAATATTGCGACCCCACCTCGCGGTGGTGGATATAGCCAGTGAATTATGCACTGACCCGTAGCCAATTCAACACCCTCAATTACCACCCCATCACCAGAAACGCCAGATTCGTCACTTTGGCGGAAAACCGTAAAAGCTCTGAGGCCACGTGGCGCAAGCTTTGGCGGTGCTTTTGGGATTAAGTGTTCTGTATTAGCCTCGGCTAACGCGATTTCTTCTTTCACCGTTTTTACCTCCAACAGTAAATAGTTCTCAATGCATTGCAAAAGAGATATTATGTGATATTAATTCTTTTTCGCATGCATACATAGAATTCATAAGTTGAGCTATTAATTTCACATCAATAGGTGTTAGCACGTAACATTCTATACCATCTTCCAGTATCTCCACATCGCCCGATTCTATGAGACCCTTCATCAATTGAGTCAAACTAGTGGAGATAGTATAATGTTCACATAACAACGCTACGGAGCTATGGTAATTGTCCCACAAGCTGTCATATTCTTCACCACTCCGCTCGCGTATCAAAACACTAGACAGAGTACTTATCCTGGTAGCATCTTCTAAAACGGTATGAATAACCTCTTTAGGGCAACCAAATTTAGATTCTGTGGGTATATCATTATCGTCCATCTACAACCCACCCAACATAATCATATATACATTTTTCACTATGTTTTTTCCACCAACCTTCATTTAACACAATCCCCAGTTTTAAAGCTAATTTATAACCCTGCTCCCATGCCATAATCTCCTCCTTTAACACCCCAAGTTTATAGCTCTTGCTGCTCTTCCTTTTTGAATACATGGAAAAACTTTTTTCATACTTCTTCTTATTATTCCGTAAAAGAGCATGCCCAGCTTCATGAAGTAGAGTGTGAAGCTGATAACGTAGATTTTGCCGGGTGTTAATTGTTATCAACTTGTTGCCATAAGAGTTATTCTCATCCTGGCCAAAAGCAACAGCAATACCCTTATCATCTAACAAATACAGTTCTACATCCTCGATTTGATCTCTTAGTATTTGTTTATCTTTTGTGTCTTCCTGTGACAATACTTCCCTCACTCCAAAAATGTTTATTTTTTCTAACGTCGGTTATGAGCATCGCAAACAGATACTTCTTTTCACCTTCTTCTCTAAGCTCCACTCTGTAAGGTTTTAAATACCCATACAGAGGTTTCTTTTTCTTCTTTGTTTTTCTCTTTCTAATGGGTAACTCATTCAAATAATCGACACACCCCTCCAGAATGTCCTGAATACTGTGGCCTTCGGATATTAGTTGATCAAGATTGTTTGGTACAATATCTGTCATGATCACCCATGCCTTACTACCATACCCTTCAACATTCCAGAAATGAGAACGATGATACTTTCCCAACTTTTTTCTTTTACCTTGGCTTGGCAATTTTAACACTTCAAACTCTGCTCTAGGAATTAATTCACACTCTATCTTTTCCAACGTTTTCTCCCAAGTGTTCTTTGAGGTCAGTATAACCTCCAATTAAACGCACTCCATGGACTTGTGAAAGCTCCAGTACAATCGGTACAGTTTTCCAATTATATTTACCCTTGACTTCACTCAAAAGCTCCTCATTCTTGTCTACCATTGTGACAGTATACGGCAACCCGTACTCTTCTAGAAGCTTCATGGCTTCTTGACAAAACGGGCATGCGCGCTTAATATAGAGATGATACGGTCTTGAGCTTATCATCCCTTTAAAACCTCCTTTTTGTCGCCTCTCAGCTTCTCTTCAACAGCATCCATATCCCCAACAACAGTGATTTGGACCCCCGAATTGCCACGGTTCATATATATTGTAGTATATTTTTGATCAGGATGCAAGTCTTTAGGCAATTTAATGTCAGAATTATTCATCACTTTATTGTTGGGGCGCAACATTATAACATGTTCCAGATTAACACTAACCTCTCTAAGCCCGTATTCCTTGGTCGGGATAGCCGAGCTTTGTGAAAAAGAATTCATTTTGTTTTCATATATTTCTACTAACCTAGTAATCATTTGCGACCTCATTTTTTACTGTTAATGGGCAAATCAATCTCACCCTTCATCATCTTTTCCATCATCACTTTCATCACGTCAGCTTGTCCAGATAAATTCGGGTCTCCGTTCACCGGCACATCCGGTACACCCACCCCCAAATTCTGGGCATTGATCATACTCTGTATGTTGGGGGGCAGCTGTTCCATGGCCTGTTGGTGTGACTCATCGATACTATCACCCGTAGCTTTCCAGCTATTAGTGACATCTTGCATCTGCTGATTGAAGTCCGACATCACCTCACTAGTGATTCGCTCTTTTATCTGCTCACGGAACCTATCATCATAAGGCTCCCGCTCTTCCTCGTGAGGCTCAAAAGCCGTTTCCTCTTCTTCGGGCGGCCCCAAACTAGCTCTCTGATACCCACGGAGCATCTGTGAACAATCCCCCATCCTCATATCGATCTGGAAAAGGGCATGCCGAAGCCCCTCTATATCTTCCAAAATGGCTGATATATTCTCCGACCCTCTAATCGACAAGTTTTTTGTCGATTCCAAAATCTTCTCGTGTTTTTCAGTACAATCCTCTGTTACCTCCCTTATGTCCTCCAATAAGGAAAGGATCTTCTTTGGCACTTCTTCCATATCAATTGAGTAACGAATCTTAACATATTGCTGCATTACAAATGTCTCCTTTGCGATTATATATATTATACTAAATTTATTTTATGTTTTCAAGCTTTTTTTTTAGGAAGGTATGATCAAGTTCCAAATAGCACCTGTTGTCAGTACAACAATACTTGTGATAATTATCCATTGAAGTCTAGAGTGGGTTTGTTTCCAATTTTCCAACTCTCTAAGTCTGGCATACAAACCTCGATCTGGATGATAAACAGCGTCTTTAATTTTGGCAATGTTCTCTGCCATTTCGTCCTGTTTCTCTAGCAAAACTTCTATCTTAGAGCTAAGTTCTGTTATGACAATAGTTAAATTGTTATTGATCTGGTCTGTCTGCAAGACATAGTACTCCTACTGTTCGATGATGGCATGATCAGTAGTAATTAGTACTGATGAGGCAGAAGCAGCATTAATTAACGCATTTTTGGTTACTTTTACTGGATCAATAATACCCGCTTCAAACATATCAACAATATCATTGCGAACAAAATCATAGCCGTAGTTTTTGTGAGTCTGGTTTTCAACCAAGTCTAACATCATATCCATAGATCTGCCGGCGTTCTTAGCCATCTGTCTGATAGGCTCTTTAACGGAATTCACAACTATATCAACACCCAATTTCTGATCTTCACTATCAGTCTCTACCACCAGATCTTTAATCGCACGAATCAAGGCAACACCGCCACCTGGGACTATACCCTCTTCCTGTGCAGACTTGACTGCCTCCAAGGCATCTTCAATTCTATGTTTTCTCTCAATCATCTCAACCTCAGTAACCCCCCCAACATAAATAACCGCTACACCACTAGCCAACCTCGTGATTCTCTCTTGAATCTTCTCACACTCATATAAAGAATCGGTCTGGAGTATTAACTCCTTCAAGGATTCAATTTTCTCCTCTATCTTTTCATGATCACCCTTTCCACCAACAATGGTGGTGAAGTTTTTTAGAGATTCGATTGTTTTTGCTGTACCCAAATTTGGTAGTTTGACGTCTTTCATCCTCATTCCAGATTCTCTCGAAACAAAAGTTGCCCCAACCGACAGGGCCAAATCCTCCAATATATTCCTTCTTTCTTCTCCATATCTTGGAGCTTTAATCGCGGCCACTTTCATTGTGCCACGCATGGCATTCATTATCATTGCCGCCAGAGCTTGCCCCTCAACATTCTCCGCAACAACAATAAGGGGTCGGTTTTCTCTAGCCACAACTTCCAGTACTGGCAGGATATCCTCGACAGTCTCAATCAAGTGATCCGTCACAAGTATGTAAGGATTGTCATACTTTAAGGATCCTCTGCGTTCGTCTGTAACAAACGCTGTCGCCAAGTAACCAGAATCAAACCTAAAGCCTTCCATGACGTCTAGGCTGGTCTCAATTGAACGTGCCTCTTCGATGCTAATCGCACCATCCTTGCCGACCTTATCTACTGCCATGGCGATCAGATCACCGATAGTTTTGTCGTTGTTTGCTGAAATAGTTGCAATATGTGCGATATCTTCTGCAGAGCTAATTGGCCTAGACTGTTCATTTAAATTCTTAACAATCTCACCAACAGCCTTGTCAATCCCTCTCTTGAGTTCAATGGAAGATGCGCCAGCTGTCAAATATTTTTGTGAGTTTTCTAGAATGGAGCGAGCAATTACAGTAGCAGTGGTTGTGCCATCCCCAGCAACTTGGTTTGTTTGCGAAGAAGCTTGCTTGATTATTTGTGCCCCAGCGTTTTCAAATGGATCTTCGAATTCAACAAACCTAGCTACAGTCACCCCGTCTTTGGTAATAAAAGGGTTTTTCCCCTTCTGGTGGATTATGACATTTCTTCCACGCGGTCCCAGTGTAGACGCTACATTATCAGCCAAAACACCAACACCCCTAAGAATTTTCTCTCTTAAAGAACGACCATCATCATACTCACGTGACATACGTACCTCTCTTGTTTTTTATATAATAATATTTTATGTGAATTTTGTAAAGAACTTAATTCTATTCTGCAGCAAATTTTGCTTTTTCTGCTGGATCTTCTGTTCCAATTAATTTTTCCGACTCATCCTTGACCGATTCAGCGTTCCCTATTGCAGCCATACCCGCTGCCTTATCGCTAGCCAAAAAGTACTTATTAATGTTAATCGACAGATCAGCCAACGAATTATAAAGATTGACCAAACTCTCACCTAGGTTCGACGCATATGCTTCAAAAACATCTTTTAGCTTTTGGCTGGATAAATCTAATTCACCAATCAATTCCCCCATCTCCCTGTAGTATCTAGGAGAGATATGCCATTGTTTATTCTGAGCATACCCGGGTATCAATTCTGGGTTGTTTATAAGCATATCCCAATCTGCAATGACGTCACCATATAATTTTCCGTGCCCAGTACTTCTTTCCCCTGTCCGGACATAGTTTTTACCTCCCGTATCTAACGTTACTTCATATGTTCTGTCCATTAGTATAACGTCCCCCGCAGTTAGTCGATGACCTTCTAAAGACATGCCTAGCCCATAATCAGACTTTTTGCCGGAAATCGAAGGATCTTTCAGAGCATAGCTCGCAGGATAAAACACATTTATTTCCTCTACCGGGATTTCATCATATGCCGCCCTCGTCTGCAAATTTGCTTTGGTGTTGGGAGCTTTAACAAACCCATCTTCTGTCATTTTGCCGGTCCTAGGATTGCCCCCAATAACTAAATCGCCCAACTTAAGCCTATTGCCGTCGACCGTGCCATCAACAGACGGCGTGAACTCAACAGTATCTAGAACTCTATCGGCGGTGATTGTTTCGTGCCCAATCCAATCAAAAAAGTTTTCCTCATTGATTGTAAACTCGTAAAACAACAATCTTCCGACCGGCCCAGTTCCACCCTCTTTTGTCACTGCTAAATACGTAACGCTGCCTGGTTTTTTTGGGTCTCTAAAAAAGTTTACAAGATTTACAAAACTTCCTTTGAGGTCAGTGTTTGGACTAAGAACCTTCAAGCTGTAATCTACAATTTCTTCTGTTTCCCCAAAGCCCCTTTGAACAAACTGAGGGATTTCTACATCTGTAATCGGCAGTGAGCCGCCTTCCGGATCTGCAATTTGCACTCCTCTGAACAACCCTGCCAGAAAAGCTTCAAACAAAAAGCCGGCAGTTGAAGGATTAAATTCTTCTAATATGTTCGAGAAAATTTCAACGAACATCATGTTGGAGAGAATCTCTGCAACCGTCAAGCCCTCTTTGTGATTCAGAAACTCAGCCACATTAGCTAGCTTTTCTTGTACTGTTTTGCCGTACACATTGCTCATCATGGTTTCAAAGATCTCTCTATCTTCGTTATGCTTTTCGCCCCATTTCTCAGTAATTTTAATCTTCGGAAACCTAATGACTCTTTCTTCAACTTGTTCCATGAGAGTCCTAAGTCTACTATCAGCCGATAGCTCACCCATAACCTCTTGAATCATCTCAAGCAGCAGATTAGGCCCAAGCTTCTTAGCTTTATCTTTTTTATAATGTTCTACCAACAAAGAGTCTAGATCTTTCTTCATATGTTAATTAGTTCCTTATGTCTTTAAGTATCTCATCTAATGGAAGTCCAGCACAATCAATTTTCTTATGAGTTAGGTGGTAGTGACAAACCACCCCTTCGTATTTAGCGCTTTCAGATAACGAGTGTTTCGCAGTAAAAAGCTTTCCATTTCCTGTCATTGGGCAGCATAATTTAATTCCATAATGTTCATGTAAACACTTCAACAAAGCTTTATAAGCTTCAATCTGAACTGGATAATATCCCAAATGATCCTTGAGCTTTCTACCGTTAACCATACTATTGGAAAGAACCGGCCTTGGGCCATAACCTTTCTTTTCATAATACTTCTGATATTTTGTGTAGTATGCATTACTAAAGTCAATGCCAATGGAAGCATTATTGACTCTCCTATTACCAGCATGCCACGCAATATGTTTGGTATCCACCATCTGGTAAATTGTACCGTCGTTGTCAATAACAAAATGGCTAGATATATTTCTCTTTTGCAAAATATTGTAGCAAGATTTAGCTGATAATGCAGCATCCCAGTGAGTAACAACCATGGTTGGTTTTCGATCTTCAGCGTGCATCCTAAAACAATTCGTGGGAAGTGCCAAGCCGTCTTCTGCCGTTAGATTAACAACTTTATCCCACCCTATTTTTATCCCTCTACCATTGCAGATAATTCTGTTACCATCTTCCAAATCAGCGATCTTCTGACTATATTTCTCATATGCCATCTCCATAGCTGCTTTTCGTGAAGTGACAATACGTCTATAAGTCAAAGGGCCACAAAGCCCATCGGGATCAAGCTCGTGTTCTTTCTGAAACTTCATGATACCCTTAATCAAATTATCATCGAAATCCAGGGCGCCGAACCAAACTGGCTCCCACCCCAACTTTGCTGCGCTAGCAGAATTATAAAAGTCCTTATCCATCTTCATTTCTCCTAAATTATTTCATCAGCTATACCAAGCTCTACGGCCTGTTCAGCGGTCAAGTAAACATTTACTTTTCTTGCCAACAACTTTTTAACATAACCCTTTGTCATGTCAGTCTCTTCTATCAAAGAGTCAATGTACCTTTCTTGGATCCACTTAACCTCCTCCATTTCGTTCTCAAGGTTAAAAACTGGACCATGTTGGCCACCTATAACACTATGGATCATAACGCGACAATTTTTGCCAATTCTGCGTTTGCCTTTTGTGCCGGCAGCGAGCAGCAAAACGCCAGCCGACATCACTTTACCTAGGCCCAAAGTTTGTATTTCATTTTCCTGCCGGATCATTCTCATGACGTCATAAATTGCGAACATCTCCAGAGCAGCGCCGCCATACGTAGAAACGATCACCTCTATTGGCTGCTTAGTTTCATTCCCTTCCTCATCCACCAATTTATCAGATGCATCCAAATGCCACATGGAATACAAAATATCAGGAGTCTTTTCTTCGTCCAGTTCACCGATAATATTGATCTTACGAAGCTTAATTTCCTCATCTGGGGGGGCTGGTGCCTCAAGCATAATAATTTGAGACGCCAGCCCTTCCTCTTCTTCCATCTCACCCACCTCATCCACCACTTCGTCTTTTTCGTTTTCTTCAATTTTTGTTGATTTCTTCTTGCTCATTTTGCCTCTTTGGGGTTGTAACTAGTTTTAATTTTTTTGACTCTCTCACGCGGAGTTTTCTCATGTAGTTCGTAGGGAAACGTTTTAGCCCATTCCAACATAGCACGCTTGTCATTGAAAGAACGTGCAAATATCAGAGAAGTCTCTTTCTTATTCGTGTAATAACCATATCCAGCCTCTTCCCAACCCTTGAGTGCCTTTTTTACTCTATTTTCGACCCTTTTACCAGGAATTCGCTCTACTTGCAGCTTATACCTGAATTCATCTTCTTTTTCTGTCAAAACTTTCCAAATCGTTGCTTTCATATAGAAACCTCCTTATTTGTGTTCTTTCATATACAGTATACCATCTTCCCAAAAAAGGTCAACCTCTTTTTTTAGATATTTTTGAAGCATGAGCATGTGAGATTTAAACTGTTCATAAGTCATGGTGCCGTGATCACGTTTTTCGGTACACCAGTTAATAACAGAATTGATAAAAAAAACGCTTTCAGCGCAAATCATGTTATCTATTGTAACAAAATTGGGATCATATTTCAAGATTAAATACAACAAAGGTCTCTTAAGCCTTAGCTCCTCAAAGCCTTCCAGTTCTTTTTCAATTTCCATAATCATAACTATCAGTCTACTTCCAAATTTCTTCTTTATACTTGCTAGCGACTGCATCCATTATCTCGTTCCAGTCACCATGGCTTATATCTTTCTGAAATCGTTTAGGCCAAACACTCACAAATCTATTAATGGAGGTTTGTTTCCAACTCTCGATCATCTGCTCATCCATAAGCCTCAAGAGTTTAATCTCTTCCTCCCCAACACTACTTGTTTGTTGTAACACTTTATACTTCAACTTTTTAACTGATAACATGTCTTCAATAGTCGCTGATAAGAACACTATTCCAAGAAGATACACCTCCTGCACATATGGTGATAGGCTGTTATATCCAGATATGGCCGAAAAGATGCGGTAGACCATAACACCGAGAATACACCACATTAATTCATACATTCATTACCTCACAAAAAAAGCCACGCAGTTTGAAGCTGCGTGGCTTAATGATAATTCATCTTACAAGAAATGTTCAATCTATTTTTTTTGACTTTTCAAAATTCGCGAAGCAACTCGACGCTGGACCTCATCGCTAAAAGCATTAAGTTTTGATTCCTTGATCACATCAGCGCGTGATTGATCGTAAACTTTTTTAGCGATGCTTTGCATTCGAGCTTTATAGAGATCTACTGCGCGTTCGTCAACAGCAGAAGGTGCTTGCTGCGACTTTTTCTCTTGCAACAGTGCTTGTCGGACGCGCTGGCGGATATAATTTTCCATCATCGCTTCTTCGGGCATTTCTCCCATACCCCCCAAGTCTTCCAAACCCTCCAAGTCTTCCATGTCTTCTTCTTCGTCTGCGTCCGTCACATCAACATCAACTCCATCGATGTGCTTTTCCATTTCAGCAGCGATTCCTTGTGCAAGAGCCATGGGATCAACTTCCACAGTGACCGCCTCTGTTGCCTCTTCGCCACCAAGATCCTCCATGTCTTCTGCAGGCTCTTCGGCAGGCATGTCAGCCATAACCGCATCATCACCCATTTCAAAATCTTCTTCGTCTTCGTCTTCTAACATCCCTTCTTGTTCATTAAGCTTTTGAGTAAAACCCTGACCAATAGTTCCAATATTAGCCAATGTCATAAAACGACGAATGGTATTCTCATTTAGCAAATTCTTCTCTTCTTTCATAATTTCCTCTCCTGTAAAATGAATTACTATGAATTAACTACAAGTAAATAGTAGCTTATACGCGAAAGTACCATATTAAATTATATGTCAACGTTCCTGTTTTTTATAGTTTTTATAAGCTTCCCTACCGCCTGATCCTGAATCTGCTTCACCCTAACAAAACTTATACCCATTCTATCTGAAATTTCCCTCAAAGTTAGTGATCCATGTTTTTCCACAGTTATCAAAGCACAATTTAAATCCTCTTCATAATCCAGCCATTGCCTACAGTCCCCATCATCACACGATTTTTCTTCATCTATACATTTTAACATACACTTTCTCATATATCTGTTAGTTCCTCCTCCAATATATCGAATATGTTTTCTACCTCTTCTTCCGATAAAGCGAATTTGTCTTTGTTTTCCAAACCTTTGTTAAAAAGTTTTTTTGAATCTGCCAATCTCTTCTTACCATGTTTGCTAAACTCTTTCGCCAACTTGTCTATAAACGGCCTGAAAAGCTCGTCTTTTTCCAAATATCCGGTAACTACGCCCTTGAAAAAATCTGTTTGGGTCAAACCATCATAGTGCAAACGTATTTTCAAATCCGCATGTCTCTTTTCAGTATCTAAAAATATAACCCTTTTTGTCTCGTCCACGTTATTTTCTCTGTAATATGTGTGTGTTACTCTCACTTTGGCCAGCCGAAGTTTGCTTGATGAAACCACGATTAAACCAAAGCTCTTGTATATTTCTAGACCCACTATAAGAAAATCCGCTTTGAATATTTCCAACCATATCAAGCAATATTTGCTTAACAGACCCCTTGTAAGGTATGGTTGTAGATATGCCCTCTGGTGCTGACGTCTTCCCTCGCCAATCTTTTTGTGCATTAGAAGACGCCATCCCGCGATAAACTTTATATTTCTTTTTATTGTTAGTAAAAACTTCCCCAGGTGACTCATCAGTACCAGCTAATATTGAACCAACCATAACAAAGTCTGCACCTGCTGCTAAAGCCTTAACGATGTCTCCATTGGTGCGGATACCACCATCAGCAATCAATTTTGCATCCCTGTCGGATTTGGCGCAATCTAATATTGATTGAAATGTCGGCACGCCATGGCCAGTTTGAATTCTCGTGGAACAGATGGAACCACCTCCAATGCCCACTCTGATACTATCAGCACCCCAATCTGCCAAATCGTTAAACCCCTCAAGCGTTGCAACGTTTCCGGCCATGATGTGGATATCAGGGTCTAACGTTTCCCTCAAAGCTTTTAAAGCGCTCTTCATGAGTATGTGGTGCCCATGGGCCACGTCAATACAAATGACATTGACACCCGCCTTTACAAGAGCATCGGCTCTTTCCAAAAAATCTCCCGATGCGCCAACAGCAGCACCCACATTTTGTATACAGACAGAAGACGCCAGGGACACCTGCTCGTCAATTGTATTGTATCTGTGGATAATCCCAAGCCCACCGTTTAAGCTCATTTCAAGCGCCATTGCAGTCTCAGTAACAGTGTCCATAGGACTCGAAACAACTGGAAGCGCTAACCTCACTCGCTCAGAAAGATCGTTGCCAATATCAATTACCCCCCGCCTTTCAACATCCGAACGTTTGGGCACCAACAACACATCATCAAAACTCAATGCTTCTCTCATTTTTCCCTCTTTTTTTCCAAGTTATACCTCCAAGTGCCATAGCCCGGGCTTGCGCTGTCGCCGGCGAGCGGCTCTTGTTGTTTAGCTACATACTCCGTTAATGATCTAGCGTTATCCCAACATTTAGGGCAATACAATCTGACTACCGCTGGTTCTTCTTTTACTATGACCCTCCATTCCTTGGCCATTTTTTTGCTCTTTTTGTCAAAATCCAAACTACAAACCATGCACTTGCTAGGCAGCTTTCCAAACATATCAACTTTTTTTGAAAGCTCTTCTTCCGCCTTTTTTTGTTCGCTCTCTTCTTTACTCATTACCACCTCCCTGTTGAGCCAAAACCGCCAGATCCACGCTCACTGTCGCCATTCAGCATATGGGCATCAAAGACTTCAGCAATTGCACAATGAACCACCGGAATTAAAACTGCCTGTGCGATTTTCTCCCCAGGCTTAACCACCTGTGTTTCAGTACCCAAGTTATGCAAGTTAATGTAAACCTCCCCGTCATATCCCGGGTCAATAACACACGCACCAACTAAAAGCTGTCGCTTCGATGCGACACCGGACTTGTTCTTAATTTCCAACATATACCCCTCTGGCACCTCTACCCTCAGACCCGTTGGAAGTACTCTAGATTCACGAGGTGGAATCCAAAAGTCGTCTGAATCACACAACTCATCGCCCTTCTCATCGCTTGGGCAATAAAATACGTCCATACCAGCATCCGTTGGATGTGCCCTGTGAGGTAACTTAGTCCCCTGTCTCATTCTAAAGAATTTAATATGCATTTTTACTCCTTTTATCCCAATAATCTAAATGTATATCTAATCGAACGTGTACTGAAGCCCCACTGCTCATCATGCTGAAGCTTCGCAAGATAAGGTCTATTAATATGAATTATATCTTTTTCTGGCTTTACACCCCAACATTTGATAGATGTCAAAGCGCTGTTAGAATCAGTCACCTCCATCAAATAATAATTCTTACCATTTTTTGTTTTTTTCACAATAACATTTCTTGGAATGAACCACACCAATTCAAGATCTGGATCGTACTCCGAAATTGGAGGCACAAACTTTTCTTCTAGGTTCTTCCGTATGTCGTCAGTCAAGACCAAACTAATGGGGAATATTCCAGTTAAATCCGTAAGATGTTCTATCGTCTCTTCTGCGTTGAACTCTCCTTCAGGGGCATATGCCTCGATATTGTCCAGCAAATTCTTTTCTTTTCTTGGCCGATCAACAGCAATTGCAGACCAAAAATGTTTACTACCAGTAAATCTGTCGTCCATCAAACAACTTAAAGCACCACTTCTACACAAAACATCCAACACTCTCTTGTTGAGCTTGCTATATATGATGTTCTCATTAAACAGAAAATCCTCTATCTTGTTGAATGGACGGTTGTCAATTATCTGTTGCATGGCAGCCTCACCCATACCCTTAATCGAAGTCAGAGGTTGGATCAACGTATTGCCGTCATCGGAGATCTCCCAGACTCTTCCAGACTGGTTTATGTTCAAAGGCTGTATCATAAAACCCTGGCCCTTTGCAATTCCAATGGCCTTTTCTTTCCTACCCTCTGGCTCTTTGTCTAGAAAAGCTGCTGTCCACTCAGCAGGATAGTAGTTAAGAAGCCAAGCGCATTGATAGCTAAGAACACTATAGCTAACGGCATGCGACTTATTGAATCCATAGCCAGAAAAATATTCAAAAGTTGACCACATTTCCTCGGCTTCCCCCCTGCTGAGACCTTTTGTTTTTGACCCTTCAACGAACCTTCTCTTGATATCTTCCTTCTTATCATTTTTCTCTCCTGCTCCCTTTTTCACTAAAAGTTTTCTCAGAGCGTTACCTTCATCAAGCGTAATGTTTGTACCAAGCTTATGAGCTAACATAGCAATCTGTTCTTGAAAAATTAGAAAACCATATGTTTCCTCGGTAACACTCCTAACTAGCTTATTAAGATATTCAACACCATCAGGATCATTTTTTGCTTTTACATACATCTTATCGACACCAGCACTCAATGGCCCAGGACGATAAATACTAGTAATGGCAGCAAGATCAATAATACTTCTAGGCTTTGCTTTCTGACAAAAGCTTTGCGCACCTTTTTCTGTAAATTGGAAGACACCCGTCCACTTACCTTTGTGAAATATATTTTCATAAACTTCTTTATTGTTAAAATCGATGGAATCAGGATGCAAATTATTATTATAATAATCCTGCACATCTTCAAACGTTGGGTTTGGGTTATTGTGGTGCCTCTTCAAAACATGGCGCACACATGTTTCAATCATGCGAAGACTAGCTAGTCCCAGAACATCAAACTTAATAAAACCCATTGGCTCCAAATGCCTGACATTTTGTCCCTCCGACCATGGCGTCTGTGTCACGCCGCCACTAGTAATGAGAGGCATGTACTTGTTCAGATCCTCGCCAACAACAACGCCGCCGGCATGCCGACTAGTAGAACGTACTTGACCGTAAAGAACATTAACGTGATCTTTGATGTTCGGATATTTTTCCAGAAATTTCTTGAGGGTGTCGGAATATTCCATAACCTCCTCAAAAGTTGGCACATAGACACCAGCCTTAATACCGTGAGCCTTCTTTGCCAAAGGTGTAGCCTCCTTCATCATTCTAGAAGTCACAGCGTTAACCTCAGAAAAAGGAACATCATAGAATTTTGAAATATCTTTAACAAGAGATCTCAATTGCAAAGTATTATAGTTAGATATGGGTACAACTGTAGTTTTACCCCACTTATCAATTAAAGCTTCTTTGAGTTGCATGGGATCCGAAACATCATAATCAATATCTGGATAATCTTTCGCATCTTTTCTAAGAAACCTAGAGAACAAAAGCTTATACTTGATGGGGTCTACTTGTGTAATTCCCAAAACATAAGCGGCCAAAGAACCAGCAGCACTACCTCGGCCTGGACCTGTCAGCTGACCCCCCATAGCCTCATCGGATATAGCCTTCATTGTCAAAAAATACTTACTAAATCCCCTCTCCGCGATGACATCAACCTCATGTCGCAACCTGTCAACATATTCCTTATCCAAGAGGTTTTTATCTTTAAGGCCCTGTATGGTTAACTTAGTCAACGCAGCGTCTGCCGTAAATCCACTCGGTACCACAAACTCTGGTAATCTAACCGTGTTATCTGGCATAAACTTTTCAATACGATTGTGTGCAATGTCGTGAGTTCTCTCAATTGAACTCGCGATAAGCTTATCATCATATGAAACTCCCACCTTTTCTGAATAGTACTTGTATGATTGCCACATCTCATCGCCATTCTTTGGATAAAGTTCATATCCGACCTCATCAACATCGATGGGCAATTCCATGTTAAGCCAATCCGGTCGACCCTTGCCTAGCCACCCCAGTCTTTTATAAAGTTCTCTATCTTTCCATGCGTCCTTGTTGGGATAGTGGCTATCGGCAGTAGATATCAGTTCAATACCGAACTCTTTATGCATCTGAATAATATATTGATTCAACTCATGTTGTTCTGGTGACGAATGCCATTGCAATTCCCCATACCAACGGTCATCATAAATCTCCAACATCTTTCGAGTGGTTTCTCGCATAGCCTTAAGCACAGTATCTCTGCCTGCATCCCTATTCTCCCAATAATCGCCGGCATAAACACCGCCCAAACAAGCGCTGGAAGCAATAACCCCCTCACTGTGTTGACCAAGCAGATCGTAATCCATCCTGGGAAATCTGTAAAAGTTCTCTTCAGACTGTGATTTGGAGACCATCGAAAATATGTTATTCAAACCTTTCTGATTTTGAGCCAACAAAATTAAATGGCGGCGCCTGTTTAGCATATTTTTAACAGCTTGTTTTGAAGCGCCCTCGTTCTCAAACGACATACCCTTTTGTTTCGCTATTTCCTTTTGCCGTTTTTTATCTTCTTTAGCTTTTTGGTATTCCAGCCTCCACTCTTCCACGCTGGGCAGGAAATAAGCCTCCACACCAAAAATGGGTTTAAAATTCTTTCCCTCTTTCTCCATCTTCTTTGTATGCAACACCTGATATGCGAAACCGTTCATGTTACCATGATCAGTTAAAGCCAGAGCATCTGATCCGTTTTCAAACGCAAAGTCCATGTGCTCTTGGGGATATCCCAAACCATCAAACGGGGATCCAGCAACAGAATGTGCATGAAGTCCAACGAAAGGCAAGCTAGATTTTTTCATGTCTCTCCTTTTTTATAATAATATCAAATACCTTCATCATTGTCAACACCTATCTCATTAAACTCGCTATAAGATATGAGGTGTTTGGAAGGTCTCTTCATATCCTTCTCAACCCCCATATAATAACAGTAATTATCCCAGCTGTCAATGTTATAATAACAATTAAGTTCGATAATTTTGCAATTTTCTGTACTAGCGTTACCGAAAACATCCTCTAAAGTAAAGTTTCTTGCTGACCACCTCTCCTCTATGGACAATTTCTTAGTTGGACCCCTTCCGTTTGTATAACTTTGACCGGCGACATACATGCCCGTACCATCCCTTATTACTTTCTTATATTTTTTGTATTCCAACTCATCGAAAGTAAAACCCAAGTATTCCCCATCTCTCACCGTCTTGCCGTCGTATGACAAGAAAAACCCTCGCGAGCTTGATATATCCTTTCTATTTGGCCTCAATACTTCTGGCGAATACACAGAATAAGGAAATGCTACATAATATCTTTTCGGCTTAAGCCATTTGCTTATTTGATTGCTTATGTGGTAGGCCGACAACGCCCCATGCAATATACTATTAGATAGGCAATCCCTTTTCCCCCTGTCTTTTGGGTGTGTGGGTACATAAAATATAGGAATTTCCCTGGTTTCATTTTTTGGCACAGTGCTGTATTTCGAGCGATTAAAACAAACAGGATCCTTAGTGTAGTCACCTATCCGGTATCTTATCAAAGGCTCTACGTCGTCACTGCAAACTATCCATATGGTTTTGCACCCAGCATATGCACATTCAACAACTGCGCGTTCGACTGCCAGATAGTCTGGAGCTATTGGCATTAACGAACTGTGCCATGGTAAATTAAAATCAGACTTTTGACCATCGATTGGTATGATCCCCGCCAAATGAAAAGCTGTCATATCAAACTCTCTATTTTTTTATTAACAATGCCCAAAACATCTTTATAAGCAACAGAGCAAAATTTAATACCGTTCTCCTCTTTGTATTTATTTTTTGACTTACCCTTAACTTGCCTCTTAGAATGCTCAATTTGAAGCGCATAGTGCTTTCCTTGCCCATTGCTATTACCGCGTATACCGTTTTCTCTCATCAAACTCAAAGTCTTTAACCTGACGTAAGAGTCCGAGTACTCCACATCTCTCAACTCTTCATCACTCATATATGAAGTGGCAACCAAATCCTTTTTATCCAGATGTACACCATCTAACCTTTCTGTCGGGTAAAAATTAATCTCTTTCACAAAATCAGTATCTGTCTCTATCCTGTCTACATTGTGTGACATCCCGCTTTTTACGTCAAACCAGTCTAGCACTTCTTTTTTTGTCTCTCTGCTCTCCAGCAAAGTTAAGCCCTGAATATTGCAATCATCATACACTATTAGTTCTTCATATGCTAGTATTATAGCTTTGTTATTTTCTGTGCTAACCAACAATCGTCCACCTTCATCGATCCTTACAAGCCGCACCTCATTAAATACGGGCAACCTAGCTTTCAAGGATAAAGAAAACAAAATCTGATTCCATAATAACATTTCTTGCTTTTCATATACTAAGGGGGGGTTGTGATAACTTTTAATAAAAGCCGTGTCGTTAGCTAACGCATATGCTGCAGCATCTAAATCACCACCAAGCACTATCTTATCATAATAGTATACGTGTTTTTTCACTATTCAATTATTGTTGGATGGTCTTTCTGAATTTCATGTAAGAGGTCGATACCTTCGCCACAATCATCGCGAATTTCAACCACATCTTTTTTTACATTCTTAAATTCCCTCAAAATGCGGGAAGCATGGCGTAATACACTAGAGGCGTATCCCATGCCACGCTTATTTTTCTCTTCACCTTTGCAACGAAACCCTTTGTTGTATCCGCACAATCCCGTCCTTTCTCGACCTCTTCCGTACTTGTATATCCAATAATTTAGCTTTTTAGCGCCTGTCCAAATACTAGTCTCAGGATCCTTCAAGTCTTCACATGATAGTTTTGGCTTTCTAGTGTATTTTGGCAACACCTGTGTTAACCCGCATGCGTTACTCTTGCTGACTGCAGTGTGGCTCCAACGACTTTCCACGTGAATCATGGCTATAAGAAGTTCGGGACGTATCTCATACTCCTCTGCAGCTTCCACGACAGTTTGCATATGACTACACGCATATTCTGCGCGAGGCATGCTTAAATTAAAGAGAGCTAGACAAAATATGTGAGCTATACTAGACATTTGTTTCCTCTTCGTAATAAACACCTACAACATAATTTTCTAAAACAATCATATGCTGCCCCCCTTCAATGTCTAGCGTCTCAATCATAGAATTCTGAACAACAATATTATCATCAACCAACACACCAATGCTACAATCTTCAGAAAAATCCAAAACCCTGTAACATCCATACAAAGGCTCCACCTTATAGTCATCCGGCACAAGAACACAAACTTTGTCCTCTTCTCCCTCACTTCTGAGATCCACCTCTTCAATCAAAATATAACGATTACATGGTGTAAAGTTCATACTACTCTCCTTTATTTTATTTCGCAGACTCCACCAGCACATGCTAGTTCGCCCTGCAAATTTGTGTCGTCTTCCACTTCTATGACTTTTGTCAAATCCACTTTTGTCAAAGTATCAAGTGATGCTTCGTATGTCTCTTTTGAGCAATTCTCAAAAGGAGCTTGAACATATGTCCCACCATCGTATGGCAAAACAGAAAGCCCATTGTAAATTGTTCTGTTTTCCCACATCCACTCTCCGACGTCATTCCACTCAGCCTCTTTGACCGATATTGTCGCGGAGACATTGTGAGTATTCTGTCCCTTTCTATGCCCAGGTTTAACCCATTCCTGACTCACCGAGGCTACCCTCTTAAGAAGCTGGAGAGCGCTCTCAGTCCTCATTATGGCGCTCTCAGGGGCCTTTTGAGGCACAGAAATGACCGCTGTATCATAAGGTCGAAAATACTCGTCTTCCACTAGTTCTGGATGATTGACCAACAAGTGGTGATAAATTGCTTCGTTTTTACCAACCCTAACCCTTCTGATGTAATAATCATTATGCCATGCATGAATGCCACTTGAAGTGCCCAAGGTTAAAGATGTTGTTCCAGCCGGCTTGACTGTAGTGCATCTAGCTGCTGGCTTAATTCCGATTATCTCCGCCACTCTAGTATTTTCTTCTTTGACGACGTTGGCTGCAGCCTTAGCATCCAACTTCAATACATTGCCAGAGGCAATCCCCGTCATACTAACGCCTATCAAAGCATCTTTTTCAGTGGTCCTTGTCCAAATGTCCCTAAGATAGTGGAAATCTGTGTATCCAGCTTGCAGCGTGCCAACAAAAGCAGCTGTCTTAACTCTAGTTTCCAACTCTTCTTGTGTTTCCACATCACTCACATTAACTTCGGTAAGATTACAGAACTGATAAGGTCTCAGGGCAATTTCGCAACAAGGATTCGTACCCCAATCCTTATCGTTTGAAAAATAAAAACCCGGCTCACCTGCACCAGAAGCTTTAATTCTTTCCCACAAGTCTAAAAAGAATTCTTTCGTCACTCTATGTCTCAATAAAACGACAGAATTATTAGCTCGACCTCTCTGGGGGTTTTTCTCCCACCAATTACCAGCCTTTGCTGCAATCATCTCGTCATCATCCGCACTAAACAGAGATATCAAAGCTGCGCGCCTAATACCACCAGCCAGAACAGCATCAGCTATATGGCAAACCATATCGTGAACTTGCACGGGGCGTAGTTTGTCGCCGGTATCCATATCCTCCAAGATACCCTCTAGTTTAACCAGACATTCTTTAAGAGGCTGTGGCCCCGGAGCTTTGCCTCCAGAAGTAACCAACCTAGACCCCTTTGGGCGAATATCTGAATAATCAAATCTAAGTTTAGAACCACCAAAGAAATAGGTACGGAATAAAGCTCTAATAGCGTCTGCCCAACCTTCAATTGAATCGTTGACCAAGAACCTCCTGCTCCTCTTCTTGTTTGGTTTTTGTATTTCTGGCAATCCCTCAACATGATGGAACTGCACACTATAACCCACGCCGGTGCCCCCTAAGAGCAAAAACATCAACTCAGAAAATGAACGCCAATCATCAATGGGTAAATAAGCACAATTATAAATTCGGTTTGGTGCAACCTCAATGGGTTTACCACCAAACTGCATTGACCGCATAGAAGGCAAAATCTTTTTGTCTAAAACAAATTCATAAGCATCTTCTATATCATTTTTTAAAAATGGGTACTTCTTGATGTGCATCTTTTTATTTCTTGTAACAATCTCTTTCCAACTTTCACGGCGTTGCTTTTCTAAAAGGTATCGTGCATATTTCATGTGTACGGTAATATCTGACAATATGTCTTTTGCTATATCGGCTTTATTTTTCTGCATTTTTCCTGCCCTCCTTTTTCTTTACTTCCTTGAATTTCTTATACCTTTCTTTCAATAATTCCGCTTGCTCTTTTGACGTCTTGGCAATTAAACTTCCAGGTGTCTCCCCATTCGATTTTAAAATTTTAATCGCCACTTTCGAAGTGTCCATAAAGACAGGGAATACTAAG